CAGTCAACTGACCTAGTCGACCTTGAACGTCGACAAAAGCAGTTACAATGGTCTTCTAATCCTAATCTTAAGGGTTGGATCTAAAGGGTCGTTACTTAATAAACGCGTGAGGGGTCATGGTTAACCCCTCTTCATTGTCACAAAGAAAGGAACATGACAAATGAAAGCAGTACTTTTCGCGGTAGCAGCACTAACAGCAACATCTACCGCGGCGGCAGATCTAGGAATGGGTCTTGCCCTTAACACTGAAGTCAAAGCATATCACAAAGTGGATGCTGAGACTAATCACTTGACAGTAGAGCCAGAGTTGCGCTGGACATCAGCAGCAGGGCCGCTGTCAGTATATGGCGAAATGCCAATCACTATGTACGAAACCAACCACACAAGTGGTGATGATTGGAACGTAGTAAATATTCTTGATGATGGGAACTACCCGCTTCTAGAACTCGGCGCAGAATACGACATCAATGGTAACACCATGGCGTATGCCGAAACAACTTACGACTTCAACGCAGAAGATCGCGGAGAGATCGAAGTAGGAGTAGCTTGGACTTTTTAGTCCTTGCTATATAACACATGCATACCGACATAGACATAGAATGGTATCGCTACACACACGAAAAAGGAAAGAAAATTATGTCAAACCCCTATCAAATCCGTTATGATGTTTTGCAGATGGCTAAAGAATTATTGGATCGTCAATACGAAACCAATATGCAAATGGCCTATCACGCAATGGATCTTGCCAAAGAAAATAATGAAGCCGCTCTTGATGCATGGTCTAAGTACGTTCCAAAAATGTACACGCCCGATGAAATCAAAGAACAGGCCGACAAGCTCTATTCTTTTGTGACTGATAAGAAAGAATCTTAAAACCAATTGGGCCTCGCTCTCTGCGGGGCCCTTTCCTTTACTATGGAGACAAATATGTCAAATATTAAAATCGTGAGAATCGCAACTGGTGAAGAGCTAATTTGTGATGTTAAGGAACAGGATGGTGGGTATAACCTTACTGACGTAGCTATCCTAATTCCTACAGAAGCCAACCAACTTGGGCTGGCACCATTCATGGCGTATTCAGACGCTAGCGGTGGATTCAATATCAACTCATCTTTCATCATGTTCATGGTGGATCCAGTCGAACAGCTAAAGAACCAATATCAGCAGATGTTCGGCAAAGTAATGACTCCCGATAAGAAAATAATTCTATAAAATGGTTTACATCCTAGCGGATCTATGGTATAATAGTATCTAAATTATGGAGGTAAAGCGTGAATTTTTATACAAGTGTCAATCGCTATGGCAACAATCTGCTCTATGCAGGCTACGAAAACGGTGAGCGAGTTCTTCGCAAGATTCCATTCTCACCGACACTTTACGTAAGATCAAACAAAGACAGTGGATATAAGTCCATTGACGGTACACGAGTTGAACCTCGTGTGTTTGATACTATGCGTGATGCCAAGGATTTTATTGCGACGTACAAAGACGTCGATAACTTTAAGATCTATGGTACAACCAATTACATCAGCCAATTCATTTACGACAAGTTCCCAGGTGAGATCAAGTTTGATCGTGATAAGATCAATGTAACAACGATCGACATCGAGGTTGCTTCCGATGATGGATTCCCTCTTCCTGAAGAAGCGGCTCACCCAGTCATTTCTATCACCATTAAAAACAACATCGACAATACGTATTACGTCTGGGGTCTGTATGACTACGATGCATCAGCTTCGTATATGCAGGACCACCGAGTCATATACAAAAAGTGTGACGATGAGATCAAACTGCTTTTGGCCTTTCTTGACCACTGGAGTAGTTCGGCTCATTGTCCTGATGTCGTTACGGGTTGGAATACTCGTCTATTCGATATTCCTTATCTTGTCAATCGTATCACGCGTATCATGGGTGATGACATGGTCAAAAAGCTATCACCTTGGGGTGTAGTTCAGTACCGTAAGATTGCGGTCAAGGGTAAGGAACTTGATACCTATGAAATGTATGGTATCTCTCAACTTGACTACTATGACTTGTTTCAAAAGTTTGGTTACTCGTATGGTGCACAGGAATCATACAAGCTTGACCATATCGCTCATGTTGTACTAGGCGAGCGTAAGTTGTCCTACGAGGAACACAGCTCACTTCATGCCTTGTACAAACACGATTTCCAAAAGTTCATTGATTATAACATCAAGGACGTGGAGTTGGTTGACCGTCTTGAGGATAAGATGGGTCTGATTACTCTCGCACTTACTATGGCCTACAGGGCTGGTGTTAACTATCAGGATACTTTTGGAACAACCATGATTTGGGATACGATCATCTATCGTGATCTTGCAGCTAAGAACATTGTTCCACCTCCATCAATCGACAAGTTCAAAGCTGACTATCCAGGTGGTTACGTGAAGGAACCTCAAGTAGGTCTTCACGAGTGGGTTTGTTCGTTCGATCTAAACTCACTGTATCCCAACATCATTGTGCAGTGGAACATGAGTCCAGAAACAATCGTTGAGGGTAAGACTGAACCAGGGATCAATCCTGATACCTGTCTTAACGGCGCAAGCAATCCTAATACGAATATGGCACTGGCCGCAAACGGAGTTTACTTCTCCAAAGAACGTCAGGGTATCATTCCTGCTATCATTGTTCAGTACTATGATGAGCGTAGGCTCGTTAAGAACAAAATGCTTGAGGCAAAACAAATTCTTGAGCAGACTGATAAGACTGATAAGCAAAGGGTCTATGAGATCGAACGTGACATTAGCCATTACGAAAACCAGCAAATGTCAATTAAGATTCTTATGAACTCCTTGTATGGCGCACTTGGCAATCGTTACTTCCGATACTTTGATCTTCGTGTTGCCGAAGCAATCACGCTGTCAGGTCAACTTGCTGTTCGTTGGGCAGAGAAGACGGTTAACCTTCGTATGAACCAACTCCTTAAGACTGACAATTTTGATTATGTTATCGCCATTGATACTGACTCGTTGTACATCAACTTCGGTCCTATGGTCGATAAGTTTGAGCCAAAGGATCCAGTCAACTTTCTTGATGAGGTATGTAAGGGTGAGTTTGAAAAGGTACTTGCTGAATCGTATGATGGTCTGTTCAATCAGTTTGCTTGCTACACTAATCGTATGGAGATGGGTCGTGAAGTAATCGCTGATCGTGGCATCTGGACCGCTAAGAAACGCTACATTCTCAATGTACACAACAACGAAGGTGTTCAATACGCTGAACCTAAACTTAAGATCATGGGTATTGAGGCAATCAAGTCATCAACACCATCGGCTTGTCGTGATGCACTCAAGGAACTGTTCAAGGTTATCGTAAGTGGATCAGAGAGTAAAACTCAGCAAGCCATTCAATCGTTCAAAGAATACTTCTCAACCCTTAAGCCTGAAGAGGTATCGTTTCCTCGTGGCGTGTCTGACATTGCTAAGTGGCAAGACAATAAGACCATCTATAAGAAGGGTTGTCCAATTCACGTTCGCGGTGCATTGCTATATAATATGGCGGTCAAGGACAAAGGCCTTGATAAAAAGTACACCACGATTCAAAACGGTGAGAAGATTAAGTTCTGCTATATGAAGGTTCCAAACCCTCTTCGTGAGAACGTAATCTCCTTCCCAGACTATCTGCCTACGGAGTTACAACTCGAAAAGTACATTGACTACGATAAGCAGTTTGAAAAAACATTCTTGGATCCAATCATTCCTATACTTGATGCTGTAGGATGGAATCCTGAGGATACACAAACACTAGAAGACTTTTTTGCATAGGAGAATATTATGAGCAAAGATTGGGTAAAAGATATCAATGAAATGCACGTTAAGTATGGCGTACATAAGTGGATGCAAGCACAGACGCAAGCTGACGTTGATTGGAAGGTTCTTGATGAGTTCCTTAAGTTTCGTCTACAGTTTCTTGACGAGGAGCTAAACGAAACTAAGAAAGCAGTCGTTGAGCGAGATCCTGAGGAGATCGTTGATGGTTTGATCGATCTGTGTGTTGTTGCGATTGGTACACTAAACGCTTTTGGAGTCGACGCGCATAAGGCATGGGACGAGGTTCATCAAGCCAATATGTCCAAAGTGCCAGGTGTCAAAGAAAGCCGTCCTAACCCATTGGGTCTACCTGACCTAATTAAACCAGAAGGTTGGACTGCCCCAAGTCATGAGGATAATCATGGAAATCTCGCTAACGCTGTTTAACAGCATATTTGATAACAAGACGGATAAGCGCATGGATCTCGATTCCTGGGAGGGTTTCGAGAATCTTTTGTATGGATTATCCGCAATTGAAAGAGAGGGTAAAAAAGATGCGCAACTTATATCACCAGCTACTTATATATCTGGGACAACTCGGGCAAACGCGAATGTGGTTGATTGGGGAGGTTGGGCTGCTGTTGATGTTGATGACCATAACTTTAATGGGAACCTAGAAGATGAACTACGTAGTAGGTTTGGTAATTATTATTACGTTTGTTATAGCACTGCAAGCAGCAAGGACGATTTCCCGAAGTTTCGTCTCGTCTTCCCACTTACAGCTAAGATTGGACAGCATCAAATCAAACATTTCTGGTTTGCCCTCAACGAAGAACTTGGACGCATCGGAGATGGGCAGACTAAGGACTTATCACGAATGTATTACATCCCTGCAAGTTACGCTGGTGCTAACAACTTTATCTTTACTAATCGTACTGGCATTTGGATTAATCCTCTGGAACTTATGAATAAGTATCCTATGGTCGAGAAGCAAGGTAAGACCTTTCTTGACAGACTACCTGAGTCAATTCAAAAGGAAGTCATTAACCATCGCAAGTCAAAGATGGAGAACACTGGCGTAACGTGGCAGAGCTACAACGATTGCCCTTTCGTTAATAAGAAGATCGTTGATGAGTATAAGGCAATCAGTGGAACTGGTTGGTATCATACAATGTATCGTCTGATGGTATCCATTGCAGCAAACGCAGTTCGTCGTGAGTATCCTATCACTGCTCATGAGGTTGCCGTCCTTTGTCGTGAACTTGATTCCGAGACAGGTAATTGGTACAAGGGTCGTTCGTTTGAGGTGGAAGCGGATCGTGCTATTGAGTTCGTCTATAAAAATATGTAAAAATATGCATTTTTTCTATTTACATTCCCTTCGATCTATAGTATAATAGTAGCTATCAGATGGAAGGAGAACTAACTGATGGCTTATTATGACAAGGTGAATACTGATATCAAGCTAAAACTGTATGTTGAACTAATACTTAAAAATCATCCAGACTTTGCTGAAGGAACCCCGTTCCGTGAAGCATTAGTTCAAAAACCACAAGTCTTTAATATTGAACATCTTATTGAGGATATGATGGCCATCAACTCAGGCGGTCAATATAATTTCATTGATGGAATACACGAAGACTTTGATGATGGTTCAGAATGTAAGACTGGTACACTTCATCTTAATGGTATTTCATCAGCAGAAATCACAAATGTTAAATCTCAGAACGGTGTACTTAAGAAAGGTGCTGTTCGTTGTGTTGTACTTAATCCTCGTTTGGAAAAATTACATTTTGTCTTTATCCCTAAAAAGGCACTACTTGACTTGATGACTACTAAAAAAGGTACCATTAAGAAATCAAAATCAGCTTGGTTAAAGTACACTGATAAGAAAGACTCTTTTGATCGTTGCTTTCAGAAATATGGTATCACTGAGTTTGATACATTCAAAGAACTCGCTATGGAGAAAAACCGCTAATGAAATATGATGAAGGTAAACCAAAGATCCATCTAGTACCACCCGAGGCAATCATCGAGGCTGCACGGGTGTTTGGCTTTGGTGCAGAAAAGTATGGTGAGAATAACTGGCGCAAGGACATACACAAGTTTCCTGTCTCGCGACATTATTCATCCATTCAGCGCCACTTGATGGCGTATATGATGGGAGAGAACGATGATCCTGAAAGTGGTCTTCCTCATCTGTCTCACGCTCTGACTCAAATGATGATTCTTATCATGACGACTCAGGAAGGCAATCCCGAAACAACTGATGACCGTTTTAAGGAGAGCGAATAATGTTGCTATACAGTGTAAAAGATATTCGTCAGTTCTTTATTGATGAACTTAATGACGAAGCATATACGATCGACAAGACCGGTGCAAAAACAATTGAGATGATTGGCGCATCCTTCCTTGCGACTGAACCGACCATCTTTGGCAAACCAAGTGAGTCGTATATTGATGCAGAGATTAAGTGGTACGAATCTGAGTCCACAAACATTTATGATATTCATGGTCCAATAAAAGCACCACCTGCTGCTTGGAAATACTCTGCCGATCCGCATGGTAACATCAACTCGAACTATGGTCATTTGATTTACTCTGATAAGTATTATAGTCAGTTTGATAACGTAGTCGACGAGTTGGTTCTAAACCCTGATGGCCGTAGGGCAACTATGGTATACAATCGTCCATCAATCTGGGTTGAGTATGATGAAGGCGGTAAATCAGATTTCATTTGCACGAATGCTGTTACTTACTACATTCGTAACAATGAACTGCAGTCAGTCGTTCAGATGAGATCCAATGATGTAGTCTTTGGATATAAGAATGATTACGCATGGCAAAGATACGTTATGGATAGGATCTGTGAAGCTATGAACGATCACGATGACCGCATCTTTGAGGAGGATATTCTTCCAGGCTTTATGCATTGGCAGGTTCAGAATCTTCACGTATACGAACGCCACTTTGATCTGGTGAAATGATATGATACGTCTTATTAA